GAACCAATTAAAAGGTCTATTTACGAGGAAAGGGCGTCATTTAGATTATAGGAGGGAATGGCGAAATGGATGAACGATTAGATATTTTGAAACAATTAATTGCTGACATTGAAAACGGAAAATACGAATTGAAAGAAATTGACGTAAAACTTGATGCAATTCCTAAATCGTTTATTGGCAATTGGAAAGATTGGGAAGAATGGGAACCATCGAATGAAATTGACTGGCACATAAAACTAAAAGCCAAGAGGTGATTTGATGCAATCTTTTTGCTTAACAAAAACCGAATCAAAAGAAATTCAAAACGCAACCTTGCATGTTAATAATCAAAAAATAGGAACAGTATCCAAAATAACGATTGATGAAATTTTATTTGAAGCAAACATTAAAATGTGTTATCAACAGAATTTTGGTAGGAGGTAAAATGCAAGACTTCCGCTGTTCCAAATGCAATAAAAAACTAGCCGAGTATGAAGGTAACGGGAAAATCAGTATTAAATGCCCGAGGTGCGGGACATTGAATATTAAACAAGAAAATATTTTAGGCGGTTATCAACCCAATCCAATACCAGAAGGAATAAAAATTTGTCCGCCGAAAATAGGAACAAATGGTGGCCATTAAATTAAAAGGAGAGATGCAAGATGATCAAAACCGATCAATATGAATTAATGTGGAAGGAATTAAAAGTATCACTTCAAGAAGTTATGATATACGGGAACTGCATTCAATATGGAATTTGCAATGGATTTCTTGAAAGAATGGAAGAAATTGAAAAAAACATAAAGATTTAAAACATTGATTTACAAATGAGCCGCAAGATGACCAAAATTGAGAAAAAACTCCTTAACAAATACTGCGAAGCAAATTCCAGTTATAAACTTTGGCGATTCCGAGAAGAAAAGACGAATTGAAAAAGCGTGTTTGTGATTCATTCGGATTTCGTTGGTATGTGTTTCGGCATTGTTGGGATAAGTTAATAAAAAAGGTTATAAAAGCTTTAAAATTTTGGAAATAAATATTCAGAGGTTCTCGAAGCCCGGTTCTCACTTAAAAAGAGAGGATCGGGCTTTTTTTATTTTGTCCAAACGGAGGTTTTTCCATGTTTAAATTACCTAAATTAAACTTAAAAAAACCGCATTTTACCGACGAATTCAAGCAAGAAATTGGATTAATCGGTTTTTTTTGTTGCTTTTGTGTTGGAATAGGCGCATATGATTGGCGAATCGCTTGTATTATTGGCGGTTTAATGGGGACGTGGTTTTTTTTCCCGAGAAAGGGGTGATTAAATGGGTTTTATCACAAGACAAGCAGTAAAAAATATGCTTTCCATTCGTGAGCTTGATTATTTGATGGAAAGCCGATGGGGTAGACCGACAGCCGCCGGGGTTCCGGTATCGGAGCGATCTGCCATGAGTTTGATAGAAGTTTACAAATGCGTTAAAGTCCGGGCCGAAACAAGGGGATGTCTTCCGGTCGGAATTTACAAAAAGCGTCCTAATGGCCGAGGAAGAGATCCGGCGATTGATCATCCTTTGCAAGACCTTTTAAATGTCTCACCAAATAAAGAAATGAATTCCCAAACATTTTCCGAAAGGTCGGAAATTTATGTCTCTTTGTGGGGAAATGATTATTCATATATAACACGCAATACAAGCCGAAATAAAAATGTTACCGAGCTTTATCCAATTCCAGCCTATCAAATACAAGCTAAACGAGATCCTGAAACGCAGGATCTTTTTTATGAGTATCGAGACAGAGGCAAAACCGAACGAATTTCCCCTGAAAAGATATTTCATCTTGTAGGAATGTCATTTGATGGCGTGACGGGCATTTCGACAATTGGCATGGCGCGAGAAGCGGTTGCCCAAGGTTTGGCAATGCAGGAATTTTCAAACCGGTTTTTTGGTAACGGAATGAACTTTGGCGGTGTTTTGGAAGTTCCGGAAACTTTAACTCCTGCGGCAAGGGAAAATATGAAAAAAGCTGCCCAAGAACTTGCGGGAGGTCTTGCAAACGCCTGGGAACCATTTATTTTGGAAGAAGGCACAAAATATAATCGGATTCCAATGTCCTTTGTTGATGCCCAATTTATTGAGGTAATGCGCTTAAGCAAACAAGATATTGACGGTTTGTTTCGGGTTCCGCCTCACATGGTTGGTAACTTGGAACGAAGCACCAACAACAACATCGAACACCAAGGAATTGAGTTTGTAACTTATTCCCTGTTGCCGATGATAACCCGATTCGAAAGGACGGCCAATTGGAAGCTGTTAACGCGACAAGAACGCGAAGCTGGCTATTATGTCAAGGTCAACGTTGACGCTTTATTGCGTGGCGATGCTGCGAGTCGGGGCGAATATCTGCAAAAGAAACGGCAAAACGGGTCTTTGTCGGCTAACGATTGGCGCGAATTGGATGATGAAAACCCGATTGAACAGACCGGTGGTGATGCTTACCTGGTTAATGGCAACATGATCAGCCTTGAAACCGCCATGAAGCAGCAACCAAGAACAAATACGACGAAAGGAGAAAATGATTAATGAAATTACCGATCAAAGGCACTATTGTATCAAATGACGATAAATGGATTTATGATTGGTTTGGTATGGACGCGATAAGCCCAAAAGATATTTTAGATATGATTGAAGCCGCCGATAGGGAAGATTTAGAGGTTGAAATTAACAGTCCTGGGGGTGATGTTTATGCGGGTTCTGAAATTTATTCTTCATTAATGGCGTATAAAGGCAAAGTGATTACTGATATCGTTGGAATAGCCGCAAGCGCCGCTGGGCTTATAGCGATGGCAGGTCGTCCAACTCGAATATCTCCAACCGCCCAGTTGATGGTTCATAATGCAATGTCGCAACCTTATGGAGATTATAGGATTTTGCAGCATGAATCAGATATTTTGAAAAATTATAATATTTCAATTGCCAACGCTTACCGCCTTAAAACTGGAATGAGCGAAAAACAAATATTAGAATTGATGGATAAAGGTGGTTCTGTAAATTATGGTTCGTGGCTAAACGCTCAGCAAGCTTTAGAACTTAAATTTGTCGATGAAATTATGTTTGACGAAGGCAAAAAACTTGTCGCAAGCGCCGGATTAACCGCAATGTTGCCACCGATGGTAGTTAATAAATTAAAAAATTATTTAAAACAAAATGAAAATTTTTCTGCAAACAAGATTATTAAAATTATGAATGGAGTAGTTCCGAACGACATTTCCAAGAAAAAAGCCCCAGAAGACGAGGAATGGAACGCACCGACACTTTCAGATTTTACGGATAAATCTTGGGAAGATTTGACTGATACCGAAAAAACAAATATTGCCGGTCATTTTGCTTGGGCGGCAGAAATGCCACCTACAACGTATGGTAATCTGAAACTACCACATCATAATACAAGCGGTGAAATAGTGTGGCGCGGAGTGGCAAACGCGGCGGCAAGGCTAAGCCAAAGCAGCATTCCAAGCGAAGATGTTTCAAAGATTCAAGCCCACTTGGGAGCGCATTACAAAGCATTCGATAAAACGCCGCCTTGGAAGGAAGACCAAACTGAAAATAAATTGAATGTAAAGTTTGGAACCACACCTGAATTTGAAAATTATGTTGCTCAATTTGGGAAAGCAGTAGTTTTACTGGAAGAAATCAAAAACAAATTATTTACCGAAGAAAAACGCGCCGATAAAAGCGGGTTTTTTGATATGCAATTATCCAAAAAAATCAATCAATTAAATCTTAGGAGGAATGTTAAATGAAATTAGAAGCGTTGTATGCGAAAGCAAATGAATTGCAGACCAAAGTAAATGATCTGCAAGCCAAAGAAAATAGAACTGCCGAAGAAAACGAGCAGTTAAACTCTTTGGTAAACGAGTGGGAAGGTATTGAAAATCAGATTGATACTGAAGAAAAAGTTCAGAAATTAAACGACAAAATCAAAGAACCGGAAAATAGGGGTTGGAGGCCTGCGGCTGAAGCAAAAAATCACCAATTTCCAAGAGAGTTTAAAAATCTTACCGATCAGTTAATTTCAATTCGAAATTTCGGCGAAACCGGGCGTATGGATGACCGTTTGTTGAAAGTTAATAACGCCGCTTTAGGGGCGAATGAAGGCAATTTAACCGAGGGCGGTTTTGCTATTCAGCAAGATTTCGGTGGATTGATTATGGAATCAGCTGCGAGTGCAGGAGATATTTTAAGCCGAGTTGACACATATCAAATTTCCGGCAATTCCAACTCCATGAAATGGGTAGAAGTGGTCGAAGATAGCATAGCAACAAGCGTATTTGGTGGAATCCGTGTTTATTGGGCGGCAGAAGCCAACGAAGTTGAAGCCACCAAACCAAAACTGCAAGAAAAAGAGCTGAAGCTTGAGAAACTTATGGGACTTGCCTACACCACTTATGAAATGGATGCCGATAGTAATTTTGTTGATCAGCTTTATACTAGGGCTTTCCAGTTAGCAATTCGGCGTGAGGTTGAGGCATGTATTGTAGCTGGTACTGGGGCAGGCAAGCCCAAAGGCTTGCTAAAATCCGGTGCGCTTGTGACCGTCCCCAAAGAGCAAGGGCAAGCCGCCGCGACTGTTTTGTGGTCTAATATGTCCAAAATGTATAATCGGCGTTTGATGATGCCTGGCAGTAATTATGTCTGGCTGGTTCATCCGGATTTGCAAGAACAATTTGATTTTCTTGAATTTCCGGTTGGAGTTGGTGGCGTTCCGATTTATCTGCAACAGACCCAAGTCGGTCAATTAAGCACTATCAAAGGACTGCCCATTGTCGAAACCGATAATTGTTCAGCACTTGGAACTTTAGGCGACATCAACTGCGTAGATTTAAGCGATTATGCTTTGATTTACAAAGGCGGTATTGATTCTGCGGATTCTATTCATGTCGAATTTTTAAGCGCCCAAAGATGTTTCCGGTTTATTTTCCGCGTTAACGGTATGCCCAAGACTTCTAGCGCGATAGCTATTAAAAACAGCCCAAACAAACGCAGCCCGATCACCACTTTGGCAACCAGAGCATAAAAAAGCAAAATTAATTTTTTGCTTTTCTGTTTTTAAAAAATAAATTTAGGAGGTTTTAAAAATGATTTTTGATAAAATGTTATTTCCTCAAGCTGTTTGGCCGGTTGATTTTAACACTGGTGCAAACGCCGGAGATTATGTCAGTCTGAAAGATTATCCTACCGTTGGAGTTTTGATATCTCAAAACACTGCCGCGGGGACTGCGGCGGTAACTCTTGTCCAGGCAAAAGATGTTGCAGCTACCGGAGCAAAAGCGCTTGCCTTTACTCGTTATTGGGTTAGCGGCGTAAAATTAAATTATGATAATCCAACCGGAAAATTTACGGTTGGTGA